TAAGAATGGTGGAAAAAGTTTTATAGTAAAATTTAAAAGCAATCCTTTTAAAGCAAAAGTAACATATGAAAAAAAATCAGAAGATGAACGAGATTGGGATTCATACGTCTCAGATATGAGAGAAAAGATGAATGACCCAACATGGAACCCTATAACAATAGTAGATGAGGATTAAATGTTTAAGAATGAAAATGGAAGAATGCTGCTCAACGATGCACAGATCATAGAGTATGAGGCCCTACCTGGGTTTGATGAAACTTTTTTTATCCAGCTTGGCATGGTAGGATTTAACGCCTCTAAGGCAGAGCTACGTGATATATACGGTTTACTAAATTACTATTTTAATATAGACTCAATAAACAATACAGTTATATCTGTAGAATAGGAGACTGCTATGCCTTGGCCTTATATTGAAGGTGATTTTATGGAGATGGGTGAGACCGGTTGGGTTTCAGTTGGGCATGATAGATATATCAATGTTAAAACTGGTCACACGATAGATGAAGACGGTAAAGAATATGATCCAAACGGATTGCTTGTCACAGAACATAACACGGAAGATTAATAAATGTCAATAGCTATAAAAAAAATAGAAGACTTAGATCCGCTACAAAAGCTATCGCTCTTGGATTTTTCCTACTCAAGGTTAGATACTTACGCGCAGTGCCCATCAAAATATTTTTATTCTTATATACAAAAAGAACCTAGATTATTTGGAGAAGCCGCAACGCTTCGGGAATATAGTCCACGCAGTATTAGAAAAAGTAGTTGATAAAGAAAAGCCACTAGACCATCAAGAGATGGTTGATGAGTTTGAAGTAAGTAAACAAAAGTTAGATCCAGATAATAAAATATCTCAGGAATTAATTTCTGTTGGAAGAAATCTTATAAATGAATTTTACGATCAAAACTTAGACACAACCTTTGACGTATACGATAAAGAACATGCCTTTAGTTTTATTATAGGTAACTATTCAATGATAGGCTATATAGATAGAATAGATGTCGTCGGAGACAGAGTCAATATTATTGACTATAAAACTGGCAAATGGGAAGTCACCCAAAAGGGTATAGCGCAAAACCTACAGCTAGGGATCTATGCGTTAGCTGCATCTATAATGATGCCAGAAAAAGAAATCTATGCCGAGCTACATTACCTAAGATCTGGCAAAAGAAAAGGTCACCTCTTTACTAAAGAAGATCTGGAAGATGTGAAGGTAAGATTGTTGTCTTTAATTAAAGATATAGTCAATGACAATTCTTTTGCGGCTACGAGCAACGTAAGAGCCTGCTCATACTGTGATCACGCTAAGTCTGGCGAATGTGGCGTTGGTGTGTTTAGAAATAAAAAGAATCATTGGAGCGCATAAAGCTTTATTAGGTATACAAAAAACCCCCCCGCTGGATATACCAACGGGGGGGTTTTTATATTTAACTATTAGAAAGAAGCTTCAGAGCTAAGTTCGAAGTCATTGCCGTCAAACTCAGTTACGAGCTTGATAGCTGTTTCGTGGTTAAAACCGTAGTTATTAACCAAGGCATCAATCGCCTCTTCATTAGCTGCCTGGTGCATGCTGTCCAATAGGGTTCTTGTTGTTGTTGTATTTGTCATAATTGTATTCTACCTATTCCTCTGTGGTTTCGCAACTTTAAAGCTGCTTGTTTTTTACATTTATTTAAAGTATAATATACTTAGTGGATATAACAGAGTAGAGGTTACATGGTTAAGAGCATCGTTGTCAAGTCCGCAGACTTTTTTATTTCTAGATCAAAAATGAAAAACCATCCAAATTTTAAAAAGATTAACGGCAATAAAATTGCGGAAGAAATAATCTCGGATGAGGTTAAGAAACCTACGAGGACAGGTAATGCTTACAAGCATACCAAAACTGGATACAGAAAAGATATTGATTTAAATGTAAGATCTAATTGGGAAGCTAATTTTGTACGCATCTTAAATGCATATAAAATTAAACATGAATTTGAACCTACTGTTTTTTCTTTTCCAATTAAAAAAGGAGTTAAAGGTTATACGCCCGACTTTTATTTATGTGCAACTGATGAATGGGTTGAGATGAAAGGGTACTTAGACCCAAAAAGTAAAACAAAAATAAAAAGGTTTAAAAGATATTATCCAAAAGAATTTGAAAAGTTCACGTGCATTATCAGCAAGTACGCTAAGGACGCTGTTGAATTCTTAAACGAATTAGGTGTACCTAATATAGTTTACTACGAAGACATAAGATCAGAATACTCAGAAAATATAATTTACTGGGAAGGAAAATAATGGCCGCTTATAAAGAACAATATTATAATCTAGAAGAAAATGAAATGCAAGAGCTAATAGCTCAATCCAAGTCTGGAAGCCACGCCGCAAAGCAGGAGTTGTTAAAAGTTTTTAATAATTTTTTAAGCAAGTACGTAGCATTGATATACCATGGCAGATATAATCTAGCTGACTATGACATAAGAAGGTTTATTGGGTTGTTTGTTAAAAACCCCTATACTCGTATGGCATTAATGAAAAATAAACTAGTAAAAAAAGATCATAAAGATGTATCAGAAATAATGGGCCGGCATAGTTTACATGGCCAAAAGATATGGAGACGAAGAAGATATACGCCAAACGATAGACACGACATTCTTTCAATGCATTGCCAGGTACGAAAAGAAGGAGTCAGCTAAGGGGCCAATACCTTTTAGCCGGATTCTTGTATAGCTACTTTTTTTATTTGCTGAAGAAAAACGTTGATACATTTTTAATAGATCAGCTAGGAAGAAAAACGTTTCCACTAATAGATGATGACGCAGACACTGACCCGGAAAGTGAAAATTTTGAAACAGGATTTAAGGCAGAACCTAGAGAGTATTCTTTAGAATCAATTTTGTCTGCAGAGGATATTGATGAAGCTTGGGTAGTTGGAGAAAATAATTTTCCTCCTTTCGATAAGTTGACAATACAGGAGAGGCAGCTGATAAAATGGAGGTATGTAGATGGCAAAAGGTCCAGCGATATATCATTAAAAATCAATGAACATCCCAATACTGTTAGGGAACATCTAAAGCTAATAAGAGAAAAAATAGTTTCAATAATTAAAACTGATGAAGAATTGCAACCACTATTAAAACAATTTGGTTTAATCAAAAAGGATAAAAATGAATAATCAGAGTTTAGAAAAACTCCAACAACTACTTTCAGACTTTCTTGGACCACAAATCCAAGAAGTAATTAATTCTTATGTTGATGTAACAAAAAATAATAAATATTTTATAGAGATACCGGACGAAGATACTGTCGACTTGGGCATCGAAAACATGGCTTCACTTGTAGCCAAGACATCTAACGTGTACGGTAGAGCAGCAAGATTTGCTGGCATGGCCCGAGCCAACTATAAAATAATGGAAGGTAAATATAAAAAGAAGTATAAGTCTTCTAGGGTTGGCAAGAATGAGGCGGAGAGAGAAGCAGCAGCCATGGAGGCAGCAGAGGACGAATACTCAGCCCTAATCACATGCGAAGCCGTCATGAGCCTAGCTGAGTCAATGGAGAGTGCTGCTCGAATATCTTCAGAGTCAGCTAGAAAGTTAATGGACAAAGTGCAGTCTATGCAGATCGCTGCATCCAGAGAAAGTAAAGGTCATTATCTTGAAAGTGATTTTACTACCTACTAAAGGAGGCAAATATGTTTATAGGCCATTACAGAGCTGTCGATAAAGCTAAAGAATTTTATTCTAATAAAAGAAAAAAATTAGATTTTCCTACTCAAGTTGAATACAAGAAAGAAAGATATTTATTAGTATCTACTCATACTATTTCTGGGGGTAGCCAGGAAAACAATATTAAAAATAGAGCCATTGAATTGGGCATCCCCTACGATATCGAAGTAGATTAATGAACTTTGAAGTTTTTTGCGATGGGGCCTCAAGGGGGCAAGGGCAAAAGAAAACTGGTGAAGCCGCCTGCTCAGTAGTTGTGTATAAGAATAGAAAAAAAATAGCACAATTTTCTAGGGGTCTTGGCCCAAGAACAAATAACGAAGCTGAATACGAAGCTGTTATAGCTGGCTTGTTAATATCCGCTATGGCTGATTTATCTGATCCTATTATTTATACTGATTCAGCTGTGGTCGCGAACCAAATAAATGGCAAGTGGGAATGCAAGAATAGGCTCTTGCTACCCTTGTTGATGACTATAGAGGAAATAAAATCAGAGTATAATTTTAGAGTGATTCAAGTCCCAAGATCTTTTGTCTGGGAACCCGATGCGTTGGCCAATGCTTTTCTGGACGAATTAGAAATCAGAAATCAAAAAATGCAATAATTTTCTGCTATACTTGTTGAATGAAAAAATTTGTTAACAACCAACCAATAATACTTGGCCTATCCGGTAAAGCTGGAAGTGGAAAAACTTCTGTAGCGGAATCAATAATACCAAAAGGTTCAATGGAAACTGTAAAGTTTGGAATAAATTGGGATCATATTTTTTATGCTCTTCCACTTTATGAGATGGCATCAATAAAGAAAAACATAATAGGCTTTAATGAAGAATCAAGAAAACTTTTTTCTCTTCACGAAGTTTTATATGAGGTCTATGGAGGATCCTCTATAGGCAACATGCCTCACTACGATACCCTTATCGAAAAAGTAAAGCAGATCTACAATACCCCAGTGGAAGAAGAGGGCATCAAGCCTAGAACGTTCCTGCAAAAAGCCGGTGATATTTGTAGAGAGTACGACGAAAACTGTTTTGCAAACTGGGCGATTATAAAAGCAAATAAAATATATAGAAATTATTTAAAGAATCATGATGAGGACAGTGTTAATCCCCTGTGCATTATAGTGTCTGATGTGCGTTATTTAAACGAAGCCAAGAACATTCTTAAGCAGCCAAATGGATTTGTCATAAGTTTTGATGCAGATAAAGAAATTCTTGATCAACGCATTTTGAAGCGAGATGGTGCTATAATGAGTGGCGAACAGTCTGGACATAGTTCAGAGATGGAAGCAGAAGAAGTTAAGCAAGTAGCCTCTGCCGTTATAGATACAAACAATATGAATTTGGAACAACAAGTTGCGGCAACACTAGAGTGCCTCGGAATAGGAATCAAAAGCAATGCCTAAG